GCGAAAAGACGCCGATAGGACGTTTTTTACAAGAGGGGTGCTTCATGTCTAACACGTTAGTTAGATTATAGCACAAGCCAAACGATATTTCAAGGCTTTTCAGATGCTTGTCTGGAGAGCCTTTTTTATTTCTGATTTCGCACCTTGAAAACCGAATGAACCCACAGGCGAGAATACCCGGCGCAAATCAGTGTGCATTTGCATGCCTTTGCAATGGGAAATACTTGGTATACAGGATTGGACAAACCTAATCTGCCTCAGTAACGGCGTTTGAGAACGGGTCGCTAAAATCAGGATTATTAAAACGAAATACTTTGTTTTAATCGATACGCACAACCGAAACGTAAGTAACAGTTGTGCGTATACATTAGAACAAAATATGGTGGGCGCTAACGGACTTGAACCGGGACGAAAGGTATTTTTGAGGAAAAGAAGCCTTTTCAAATCTTTAAAAAGCCCAGTATTTATGCGGGTTTTCTTACTTGTAGGTAAAAGGTCGCTTTTGCCGCTTGCGGGTGAAAATGTGTTATAAAGTGTGTTACAGAAGCGGCGTTATTCCGCCTGCCGCTCTTCCACGTATTCCACAATATCGCCGGGCTGGCACTCGAGGAGCTTGCAGAGACGTTCCATGTTCATCCATGATACCAGCTCGCCGCGCCGGAATGCCTGCAGCGTGCTTTCACCGAAAAGCCGCTCTTTGCGGATACGGTTTGTGTTGTACCCTTTTTCTTTCAGGGCTGCGAGTATATCGAGTTTGTATCTGATCGGCATTGCTTGCCCTCCTATCCATCGGGAGGGCTTTTTTAATTGGTCTGCTCCTCCACTATACACAGTATAGCACAGAATTGCACTAAAATCAAGTGTAAATAATCAACAATTATTACACCCAAAGTTTGTGTATTTCACCACTTGAATTACACATGATTTTAGTGTATACTATAATCACAAGGTAAGGGAAACGACAAAGCCGGGGTTAACGACTTGAAAGCCCTCAGATAGGTGGAATATAGCAGCGTAAGCGTCCTGGCTCCCGAACTCTTGTTAAAGCCCGACGGTTCGACGGCACCCAGAGAAAGCCGCCCCGGTAGGTACCGGGCAAACACCGGTTAGTCAGTGAACCAGAAACATGACGCTTCGCGGATTGACGCGGGGGAGCGGCATAACCCGTTCTTCCAAAAGTCCGAGCGCCGCCCCTCGCATCGGGGGCAAGCCCTTCGGGGCGATAACGCAAACGACGGAAAGGAGCAGCAACCATGAGCAAGAAAGACCTGAAGAAAGCGGTATACCGTCTGCGGGAGCTGGAAGCGCAGGCGGGGGAGATCGCGCAGGAGATCGACATGCTGAAAGACGCCATCAAAGCGGAGATGACTGCGCAGAACGTAACGGAAATGCAGGTGGACGTTTTTCGCATCCGCTGGGCGAGCGTGCAAAGCTGCCGATTTGACAGCGCCGCTTTCAAGCGTGCTATGCCGGACCTGTACGGCAGCTTCCTTCGGCAGACGGAAACGCGCCGGTTCTCGGTACAATGAAAAATCCCCCCTGCAAAGCTCCGGTAAAGCGATGCAAGGGGAAAAGCCGCTGAAACGGCAGCCGTTAAAACGACCTTAGACACCCATAGTATAACACAACAGCCCCCAAACAGCAAGCCCCCGCAGCCGAAAAGAACGGTTGTGGGGGTGTTATTTTTCCCGCGCGTACTCGTGTTCACTAATTCACGCGCGTACTCGTGTCATGAAATTCACTTAAAACCGTGAAAATCGCGTTCCAGAAGCTCTGTGACGCGCTCCGGGTTGCTGCCTTTGGCGCTCCATGCAGAGAACGACGTGGAAACGGAATAGGCGTATTCCTCCCTAAAGCTGTTCAGAAGGCGGCGGGCTTCGGGCTTTCGCATGTTGCGCAGCGCCCGGGATTCCAACTGCCGCACGCCCGCTTTCGTTATGCCGAGCGTTTCGGCGCACTGCCCGCGCGTTTGGTTCAGGTAGAAACGGGTCTTCAAAACGCGCTGCTCTGCCGGGTCGCAGGTCTCCCGCATGGCGGTTTCAAGCGACGTGTGCAGGGCGGCGGTGTAGCAGTCGTCTTCCACGTCCGTGATTTGCTGCGCCGCTTCCGGGTCTTCTATCACGTCGGAAAGCGGGGCGTCGTTATCTTCACCGGCGGGCGCGTCAAAGCTCAGGCAGTCGTCGAGCGGATCGCGCTTCGTATTTCCGTAGCCCAAAAGCTGGGCAAAGGCGTTTTTCAGCGGGTAGGAAAGATAGGTGGTGAATTTATACGCCTGCTCCGGCTTGAACGCCGCAAGGGCTTTTCGGAACGCGCAGTAGGTCTCTTGCTGGAGGTCTTCAAGTGTCACGCCGCGCCCGGAGAGCTTCGCGGGGTCGTGCCTACGGTAAACGTGCCCCGCCGCTGCCATGCAGAACGGTTTCACCGCTTCCCACAAATCAAAGAGCGCCCGCCGGTCACCCTGCTGCGCCAATGCGGCAAGCTGTTCGTTCGTCATGAATTCTCCTTTCTTTTTTCGTGAAACATGAAGGGAACGGAGGTTAAGTCTTGTACAAGTCTTGCACGCTTCCCGTCAGAGAGACGCAGGGTGGTCAAATCTTAACTTTTCCCAGTGTTTATGCGGGCCCCAAGATTTGACACTATGGTCAACTCTTGATTTAAGTCTTGTCACCCGAACCCTAAGTCTCGACCACCCTGTCAAATCTTGAGAGATAGATATAATCTATGTTTTTTTAAGATTTGTAGTTTTTTATATGTCTGACGGAGGGGTGTATGTATCGGGTTCGGAAAACTCGGTCTTTTCCACGACCCAAGGCGCACCTTTGCCGCCCGGTTTCACGCGTATGGCAGAGGATGCGCACAGGTCTTCCTTTGCCCGGCGTATGGTGCGGAACGTGTAACCGAACTCTTTCAGCTTGGCTTCCATATCCTTTACCGCCATGCTGCACTCGTTTTCGTCCAGAACCTGCAAGAGCGCTTCTTTGCAGTCATTACAAAGCGTAGGGTTCTTGATCTCCGCCGCTGCCGCCAACATATATTCCCGGTCGCGCTTCATGCTCGTTCCGCTGCGGTGGGGTTGACCGGCTTCGTCTATCGTGAACAAAACGGTCTCCTGCAAAGAGGCGTAGTTGTTCTTCTCGTTCGAGAGGTAGCGCACGCCGGCTTCCTCCGTGTAGCCCATCATCAGCACGGAACGGGCGATGTCCCACAGGTCGGCGGTGTCGGCGATGCGGTCGCGCCCGGAAGCACCTTTGCGCTTGTTTGTATGGCAGATGATAAGAAACGTCGTGCCGTATTCTTCACCGAGGGAGATCAGCGGCGCCATACAATCGCGCATGGCGTTGCGGCTTCCCATGTTGATCTCCGGCGGAATGAACCCCTGCACGGGGTCGAAGACGCACAGCGCGGGGCGGAAGCGGCGGATAAACGATGCCATTTTGTGCGTGCCGAACTTGAAGTCCCGCAGCAGTCCTTCTTTGTCGGCGAGAAAATCGGGCGTCAGCACCTTTGTTTGGTCGGCTCCGGCTTCGCGCAGCTTGCGTTTTAGCTTCTGGCGCACGCTGTCCTCTGTGGTGAGAAACGCAACGGAAAGCGGCTTGCGGTCCGTGTCGGCGGTGTCAAGCAGGCTCTTTCGTCCGCTGCTCAATGCGGCGACGATGTTGCACCACAGCGTGGTTTTGCCCGTGCCGCCGTCGGCAGCTAATAAGGTGATTTGCCCTTTCGGCACCCAGCCTGGAATCAGCCACGCGGCTTCCCGCTCGTCAAAATCGCTGAGGGGGCGGAAGCACTCGAAAAACGCGTCCTCCGGGCTCTGCGCGGCCTCTTGTGCCGCTTCCGCATTGTGCGGGGTATAAACGGGCGTGGTGATCTGCAAGGCTTCCAAGCGGCGCAGAACGTCCTTTTTGCTGCCTTCCATGTCCACGACGTCGGAAATATCGCCGTGCGGTTTTAAATCCGTCCATTCCCGTGTGAGGTCCAGTATTTTCACTTCTGCGGCGTGCCCGAAAAGCGCCTGTGCTGCCCGCTCTGCGAACGCTTTGCCGGGCTCGTCGTTATCTTCAATGATCGTCACGCGCTTGCTTTCGAGCGCTGCGGTGAAATTCCCGTGCCATTTGGAAGCGGCGCCGTCCGGCACGGAGACCGCCGTAAGCCCCATGCGGCGCAGTGTTTCAACGTCCTTTTCGCCCTCCACCATGTAAAGCTCGGGCTTATCTGCCGCTTCCCACAGGTTATAAAGTACCGGCTCCGCGCCGCCGCGCCCGATCTTCATCTCTTTGCCGTCCTTGTGCGACCACACGAAGGTTTTGCCGCCGCTTTCGGTGCGGTAGCGGGTCTTGCGGTACAGAAACGCCCCGTTTTCGTCGGTGTAGTCGTACTTCGCCACAAATTCGCGCTTTTCCTTCCGAGGCTTTTCTTCCTTTTTGAGAGATTCTGAAAAGAGGTCGGCGACCGTGATGCCGAGCGCCCCGCAGATTTTCTCCGTCGTGCATCCGGCGTGGCACTTTAAGAGCACGCGCCCGTTTTTGCCCTCTGTGACGGATAAGCTGTTTGATTTGTCTTCATGTGCCGGGCACCGTGCGGAACAGCCGTGGACGTTCTGCAGGCGTGCCTTAATTTCGTCTAAGGTCAAATTTTCACTTCCTTTTCAAAAATGCCGAAAGCGGCGTTCAGCGCGCCGCTTGTGTTTATAGCTTTCTATCCCACACCAAAGCCGTGATGAACAGCCTGCGCACGTAGCTCAACGGCATGTGCTGCATCAGCTTCACGGTAGCGTCTATGAGTTCTTCCCGGCTATCTGCACTTGACTTTTCCGCCGGTTCGTGGTATCGTCTGGGTGAGGATTTATTTGTCTTTGCGTCTCGCTCGGTTGCCGCCGAACGGGGCGCTTTTTTTGTCCGGGGGTCTGTTACTTGCGGCATGACGGCAATGTTCCTTTCGCAGAGAAATAATCTATAAGCTCATCGCGGGGAATTTCTAAAAGCTCGCCGATGATTTCCATTTCATCAATTGTCCACGGCTTGTGCCCGTTGATGCGGGTGCAGACGTAGTTCACGCCGCGCCCAATGGCTTTTACAATGTCCGTCTGCGTTATGCCGCGCTCGAACATGCGGCCCTTTAATTTGTTCCATTTGACCATGGTTTACGCTTCCTTTCTGTGTGCGCCCGTCTTAAACAGGGCTTCGGCTTCTTTTCGCTCGACTTCGGTTGCTTTGTCGATGTTCTGAATAAGCCAGTGGCGGAGTTTGTCGACCGTGTGCGGTACGTGTTCTTGTTTCTCGTAGAGGTCCGGACGCTGCAAACGGCTTTTCAGCGCGTTTAATTGCCAACGGAAGTCCGACATGACGGGCACGTCTACGACGGGCACGGCCTGCCCTTTGAACCGTGAAAGACCGATGACCGGATATTCTTTCCCGCCTATGGGGTATGTACCTAATGAATTCTGCATGTTATTTCGTCCTTTCTGTAAGCAATACCGCTTTCATCGCTTCATAATCCACGCCGACGGCGTACAGGCTCGCAACGGCGTTTTCCTGCTTCTGGTAGGAGGAAAGTTCGTCCGCGGTCAGAAGATCCACCGCCCGGCGCTTGCTGCCCGGGGCGCGTTCCTTCCTGATCTGCGCCGCCGTCTTGCCGAAAGCGGCTTTGTACGCCAAATCGGTGTATAGCTTGTAGTCCCAGCGGTTCGACTCCGGGTTATCGCGTATCATGTCCGTAAGGCTCCGCCGCTGCGGCTTGCCCTCTGCACGCAGCTCGCGGCGTTTTGTCAGTTCGGCGCGCATGGCGTAGAACTCTTTCACCAGTGCTTTCTTGAATGCCTTTACCGGCTCGGTGTTGCGCAGGTATGTAATCAAAAGCGTCGCTTGCTGCTCGTTTAAGTGGTAGAGCTTTTCTTTTTGACCAGTAGTTGAGTTCTCTAAAGGTCGGATTTCAAATCCGACCTTTCCGAAGCTTTCAAGGTCCTTTTTGTGGTTACGAATAAGCCTTGTAACCGTTGCGCGTTCTATCAGCGCACTTTCCGCTATGATCTTGTCCGTGGTGTACGGTTCGTGTTCGCCCGCTTCCAGAAACACCAATTTCGGAAGCGGCTCTGCCTTGTGGGTCATGCTGTTGCCTCCATGTCTAAAATCTCAGCGACGGGTACGCCGAAGCCTTTGGCGAGCTTCGCAGCGGTGCACGGGCTGCACGTTCCTCTCTGCTTGATCGTGGAAATGTTCTGCCGGGAAACGCCGGAAAGCTCCGCAAGCTTCGTCAAGGTCAGTTCCTTTTCCGCAAGAAGCAGCTCAAATTTGTTTTTACTGAGTTTCATTGTTTAATCACCCCTTTGCTTGTATTCTACGCTTAACAGACGTAAAAGTCAATATAAAATTGTAAAATTCTCAAAATTATTGTTAATGTAAACTTTTGTCTTGATTTAACGCGCTTAGAGGGATATACTTACCTTAGGAGGTGTTAACATGGAAAAAACCAATGCTTTCGCAGAGAGATTGAAACAAATTCGTGAAGAAAAGAAAATGACGCAAAAGGCTTTTTCGGAGTATTTGGATATTAAGCAGCAAACCTTGTCTGGGTATGAAATCGGGAAAATTTCGCCGTCGCTTGAAGTGGCGCTTACGATTGCGCAAAAATTGGAAGTATCTCTGGATTGGCTTTGCGGCTTGAGTAATGAGAGAAACAATTCAGCAAAGAGATTTGGCACATACGGAGAAGCTTTTCAGCAACTCGTAAAAATTGATAAAACAATTCGTATAAATGTCAACCAAACTACACTCGGTGGAGAGTATCAACCGGTAATTACATTTAATGGTGATTATATAGTTCGAGCGTTCTTAAAAGACTGGGGGAAGATGTTGACCCTGCTTCATGATAAGACTATTGATGAATCTTTGTATGACTTATGGGTTAACCAGCAAGTTGAGTTCTATAATGTTGATCCCGGTGATGAAGAAGAAACGTCAATCTTTTATAATTGCTTTATTCTGCCAAACGAAATAAGCGGAGAATAACAGTTTCACTATCAGCATCTTAACCACGCCAAAAATGGCGGCGTTAGCCAGCTCAAAATTGAGCGCGCTAACTTCTGACCCGTTTCCGATGAGATGAGTTCCGCTCACCGCACGCAATAGGTTCGTAACTCGAATACGACCCTTTTTAAGGTGTCCGATATGTCCGGACGAAAGCGAAAGCGGCCAAAGGGGTGGGGGAGGGACCCCCGCGCCCATGTTGGCGACCCGGTGCCGTCCAGCGCCGATTTACACACAGAGGAAATTTTGAAAGCGGGTGGGCAATCATCATAACGCTTTATAACGCTTGCAGGTGTCGATTTTCTGCACATAGTTCTAAAACGCTCTGTAACTCGCTGTAAGCGACGATAAGCGAAAGTATAGAAAATCCCTATGAAGACAAAAAGCCCGTGCAGAGACGCACAGGCGGAAAGGAGAAACGCATATATGGGGAAGCGGACGAACACAGCGACATGGAACGAAAAATATAACCGCTGGCAGATCAACGTACAGAAAGACGGATACCGCCGCAGCTTTTACAGCTCCGCCCCCGGCAGGACCGGGCAGAGAGAAGCCAACGCCAAAGCCGACGCGTGGCTTGATGACGGCATCTCACCCACAGGGGAGCGCTTGGAAGCGGCGTACAACCAATATCGGCAGGAGTGCAAAGAGAACATGAGCACCACGGAATACAACCACGTAGACAGTGTGGGGCGCGTCTGGATCATTCCGAACCTCGGAAAGCGGAAGATTACCGAGTTGAACGACGGCGACGTGCAAAAGATGCTGGATAAAGCCGCTGCTATGGGGCGCTCCAAAAAGACCATACAGGATATAAACGGCATTCTGAACAAGTTTCTGAAATGGTGCCGGCGCAATAAAAAGACCACCTACCGCCCGGACGATGTGCATATACCCGCTTCCGCCAGGCTAAAAGGGAAGACGGTCCTGCAGCCGGATGACCTCTGTACGCTGTTTTCCACAGATACCGCGCTGTATAAGGGAAAACGGCAGAAAGACGAATATATTCATGCGTACCGCTTTCAGGTGCTGACCGGTCTGCGCCCGGGAGAGCTGCGCGGCCTGCGCGTCAAGGACATTCAGGGCGGCGTGGTGTACGTGCAGCGGTCTGTAAACGTCTACGGTGAAACGACGCAGGGGAAGAACGAGAACGCCGTGCGGTCGTTCGTCCTGTCCGATCTCGCGCGCTGTGAGCTCGCTTTGCAGCTTCAGGAATACCCGAGCGAAAGCGGCTATGTGTTCCCGCTTCCGTCACCCACGGCGTATAGGGAGCGCTGGCAGAAGTATTGCGCGTCGAACGGCATGACGAAAACCACGCCCTACGAGCTCCGGCACACGTTCGTTTCTGTCGTGAAAACGCTGCCGGTTGGCGAAGTCAAACCGCTTGTCGGGCACTCGGAGAGCATGGACACGTTCGGCATATACGGGCACGCCCTGCAAGGCGAGGACACCGAGACCGCCGAGAAGATCAACAGGCTTTTCCGAAAGCTCCTCACCGATCAGCCGAAAGACGCGCAGGCACCGAATAAAACCGAATAAGCATAAACAAGCACAAAAAAAGCCCCCGTCAGCCAACCGAAACAGCCGGAAAACGGGGTTTAAAATATAAAGTGTGTTATTTAGTGTGTTACAGATAAATCAAAAACCCGCAAAAACTAAGCGTTCATGCGGGTTTTCTATGGTGGGCGCTAACGGACTTGAACCGCTGACCCCCTGCACGTCAAGCAGGTGCTCTAGCCAGCTGAGCTAAGCGCCCAATTTTCTGTTGCTCGATTATTATATAGCAAGTCCCCGAAAAATGCAAGTCTTTTTTGCGAAAAAGTTAAAATTAATTTTTCTTTCGTGAATATCACGAAAAAGTGCGTAAAATTTGGTGCACTGTTCGCAGAAATTTAAGGTTTCTTACAAAACTCATAAGAATCGCACATTTCTATTGTTTATTCCTTTTCTATGCCGTATAATGAAAATACTGAAAACTGTGAATAGAATGTGAATGAAAGCGGATGGCGGTTGCGCATTGCGCTTTGAATACGGAGATTTAGACAGAAGCGGAAATCTGAAAACAGACGATGACGTTGGTCCTGCACCAAGGCCGGAAAAGGAGAAACCATGAAAACACTGTCATATGTGAACTTTATCATTTCTATTTTATTTATGGCTTGCTACGCGTACCAGGCGGTCTACCTTGTGGCGGCGCTTTTAAAAAAGCAGAAAGTCTTCAAAGCGAAGAAGCTGCACCGCTACGGTGTGCTGATTGCCGCGCGCAATGAGGAAGCCGTCATTGCGCAGCTCATCCGCAGTGTGCGCGCGCAGAAGTATCCCGAGGAGCTTATCGATATTTTTGTTGTGGCGGATAACTGCACGGACAACACCGCGCAGGCGGCGCGCGAAGCCGGTGCGGTCGTTTACGAGCGCCACAATACGTATGCCGTGGGCAAGGGCTATGCGCTGCGTTTCTTATTAGAAAACATTTTTAAGAATTTCGGCGAATATGCCTACGACGGTTTTTTCGTCTTTGACGCGGATAATATTCTGGATGAGAATTTTATCTCCGAGATGAATCACGTTTTTGACAACGGCTACAAGGTTGTCACGTCCTACCGCAACTCGAAAAACTTTGGCGACAACTGGATCAGCGCGGGTTACTCCATTTTCTTCCTGCGCGAAGCGACGCAGCTCAATCGCGCCCGTATGATGTTCGGTACCAGCAGCTGCGTTTCCGGCACCGGCTTTTTGTTCAGCAGCGAGATTGCACGCGAAAACGGTGGTTGGAAGCATTTCCTGCTGACGGAGGACTTTGAGTTCACCGTGGACCGCATTTTAAAGGACGACACGGTCGGTTACTGCGAAAACGCCATTATTTATGACGAGCAGCCCACGCGGCTTGGGCAGTCCTTTACACAACGTGCCCGCTGGATTAAGGGCTATTTGCAGGTTTTCAGCCGATACGGCTTCAAAATGCTGAAAAAAACCGTTGTGGATGGCAGTTTTGCCTGCTTCGATATGATTATGAACAACATTCCGTGCCTTGTCTTGACCTGCGCTTCAATCGTGTTTAACGCGATTATGGTCGCGGCGGGCATTGTGACGCGCACGCCGGATATGGGCGTTTGTGTGCTTTCCGTGTGCAGCGGTATTTTCGGTTCTATACTGACGCTGTGGTTCGTCGGCGGCATTACGTGCATCACGCAGAGAAAGCGCATCCGTGCATCGAAAAAAGCGATGTTCTTCGGTTGGCTGTTGTTCCCGCTGTTTATTTTCACCTATGCGATTGCAATGGTTTACGCGGTGTTTACGAACATTGAATGGAAGCCCATTCAGCACAAAGTGGCGCTTAGTGTGGAAGACCTGAACGACACTACCAAAAAATAGCACAAAATTGCACTCAAAAACAGGGCGTGATTTGCTATAATCTATATTTGCTTATAAACGGCACCTGTGATAAAATAGTAAGAGATTACTTTGTCACAAGTGCCGTTTTTTGCGGCAGTACAAATCCTGATTTTTCCCCAGAAGAAAGGAATGGTCACAAACATGGTCACACGCGTATTTGTGGAGAAAAGAAAGGGATTCGATGTTGAAGCACGCCACATGATGGCGGATCTTCGTCAGAATCTCGGCCTCAAGGCTATTGAGGACCTGCGTATTTTGAACCGCTATGATGTTTCCGGTCTTTCCGGCGAGGAGTTCGAGGCGGCAGCCCGCACGATCCTTTCCGAGCCGAATGTGGACAACGTGTACGACGAAAACTACAAGATCAGCAGCGAATATCACGTCTTCGCAACGGAGTTTTTGCCCGGTCAGTACGACCAGCGTGCGGATTCCGCTTCCCAGTGCGTACAGCTCTTGACGCAGGGCGAGCGCCCGCAGGTCGCTTATGCAAAAGTGATCGCCGTTAAGGGCGACCTTTCCGAAGAGGAAATGGACAAGATTAAGAACTATATCGTGAACCCGGTCGAATCCCGTTTGGCATCGATGGAAAAGCCGGAGACGCTTGACATGAAGATCGATGTGCCGGCAGACGTTAAGCGCGTCACGGGCATGATCTCCTGGAGCGACGAGGAGCTTAGAAAATATTACGGCACCATGGGCTTTGCCATGACGTTTGAAGACCTCGCGTTCTGCCGCGATTATTTCCGCGACGAAGAGCACCGTGACCCGAGCGTGACGGAGCTGCGCGTGATTGATACCTACTGGAGCGACCACTGCCGCCACACCACATTCCTTACGCGTCTCAACAACATCGAGATCGAAAAGGGCAAGCTGAGCGGCGCCATCGAAAAGGCACTCGGCGAGTATTTTGCAGCCCGCGAAGAGCTGTATAAGGGCAAGGACAAGCCCGTTTCTCTCATGGACATGGCGGTCATCGGCGCGAAATACCTCAAAAAGCACGGCATGGTAGACGATCTGGACGAAAGCGACGAGATCAACGCCTGTTCCATTGAAGTGCCGGTCACGATCGACGGTAAGACCGAGCAGTGGCTCGTGCAGTTCAAGAATGAGACCCACAACCACCCGACGGAGATTGAGCCGTTCGGCGGCGCGGCAACATGCCTTGGCGGCGCGATCCGCGACCCGCTCTCCGGCAGAGCGTATGTTTATCAGGCGATGCGCGTTACCGGCAGCGGCGACCCGACTGTTCCGTTTAAGGATACGATGAAGGGTAAGCTGCCCACAAGAAAGATTACCACCGGCGCTGCGGCGGGCTATTCCTCCTACGGCAACCAGATCGGCCTTGCGACCGGTCAGGTCACGGAGCTTTATGACCCCGGTTATGTTGCAAAGCGCATGGAGATCGGCGCGGTCATCGGCGCATCTCCGAAGGCGAACGTCAAGCGCTTCGAGCCGAAGCCCGGCGATATCATTGTGCTGCTCGGCGGCGCAACGGGCCGTGACGGCTGCGGCGGCGCAACGGGTTCCTCCAAGGCACATACGCTCGAATCCATCGAGGTTTGCGGCGCAGAGGTGCAGAAGGGCAACCCGCCGACCGAACGCAAAATTCAGCGTCTGTTCCGTGACCCGGAGGTTTCCACGCTCATCAAGCGCTGCAACGACTTCGGCGCGGGCGGCGTGTGCGTCGCCATCGGCGAGCTTGCACCGGGCCTTGAGATTGATTTGAACAAAGTCCCGAAGAAGTACGAGGGCCTCGACGGCACCGAGCTTGCGATTTCCGAATCGCAGGAGCGTATGGCAGTCGTGCTCGACCCGAAGGATGTGGAGAAATTCCGCGCCAAGGCGCAGGAGGAAAACCTCGACGCGCAGGTCGTGGCCATCGTCACCGAAGAGCCGAGACTCAAGATGGAGTGGCGCGGCGACCGCGTAGTCGACCTGAGCCGTGCATTCCTCGATACGAACGGTGTGACCCAGAACGCAGACGCGTTCATCACCGCACCGGATGAAACGAAAAACTACCGCAACGCCGTACCGGCTTGCCTTGAAAATAAATCGCTGGACGAGGCGTTCGCAGAGAACCTCTCCCGCCTCGAGGTCTGCGGCCAGAAGGGCCTTTCCGAGCGTTTCGATGCTTCCATCGGCGCAGGCACCGTTTTGATGCCGTTTGCCGGTAAGTATCAGCTGACGCCGGAAGACGCCATGGTTGCGAAGATTCCGCTGCTCACGGGTGAGACCGATGACGCCACCGCTATGGCTTACGGCTATATTCCGGGTATTGCACGCTTCTCGCCGTTCCACGGCGCAGCGTACGCCGTTGTGGAGAGCCTCTCGAAGCTCGCAGCTGTCGGCGCAGATCCGATGAAGTCCCGTTTGACGTTCCAGGAGTACTTCGAGCGCCTGCACGATAAGCCGGAGCGCTGGGGCAAGCCTGCCGCAGCCCTGCTCGGCGCGCTTACCGCGCAGCTGAACCTCGGTCTGCCGTCCATCGGCGGCAAGGACAGTATGTCCGGCTCCTTTGAAGACCTCGATGTCCCGCCGACGCTTGTCAGCTTTGCGGTGACGATGACGAAGGCCAGCAAGACGATCTCCGGCGCGTTCAAGAACGCCGGCAACTACGCCGTACTGCTGCCGATTCCGGAGGACAAGGAAACCGAGCTCCCGAACTGGGAAGCTTTGAAGGCGTACTACAAGAACGTGCTTGCAAAAATCGCGGACGGCTCTGTTCTTTCCGCACACGTCGTCAAGGAAGGCGGCGCGGCTGCTGCCGTTGCGAAGATGGCGTTCGGCAACAAGCTCGGCTTCAAGTTCGAGAAGACTGCCGAAAACGCAGAGCTGCTTTTTGCCCCGAAGGCCGGCGCACTCGTCGTGGAAGTTCCGGCAGATGCGCTTGAGAGCGTCAAGAATACATTCGACGCTGTTGTGCTCGGCACCGTTACCGATACGGCAAAGATTGAGCTGAACGGCAAAGCACTCGACTTGGACGACCTCATTGAGACCTGGAACGGCAAGCTCGAAAAAATCTTCGCGAATAAAGCGGAGACCGTCGCCGTAGAATATGATGTGCCGCTCGATAACCACAAGTACACCGGCTCCCCGGTCATCCGCGTCGCAAAGCCGAAGGTATTTATCCCGGTATTCCCGGGCACCAACTGCGAGATCGACACGAAGCGTGCGTTTGAAAAGGCGGGCGCAGAGACCGAGATCCTTGTTGTGCAGAACCTCTGCGCAAAGGACATCGAATACACCATCGACCGCATGGAAAAGGCAATCCGCTCCTCCCAGATCATCATGATCCCGGGCGGATTCTCCGGCGGCGACGAGCCGGAGGGCTCCGGCAAGTTCATCGCGACAACGTTCCGCAATCCGAAGATTGCACAGGCGGTCACGGACTTGCTCGACATGCGCGACGGTCTTGTGCTCGGCATCTGCAACGGCTTCCAGGCGCTCATCAAGCTCGGTCTTGTCACCTACGGCAAGATCGTGGACCTCAAGGACGACGACCCGACCTTGACGTTTAACACGCTCGGCCGCCACGTTTCCCGCATGGTCTACACGCGCGTGACAAACACGAAGTCTCCGTGGCTCTCCGGCGTCAACGCAGGTGATGTCTTCGCCATCCCGGTCTCCCACGGTGAGGGCCGCTTTGTAGCGGATGACGCAGCGCTGAAAAAGCTCATCGAAAACGGCCAGATTGCCACGCAGTACACCACGCCGTGCGGCAAGGTGAGCGGCGACATCACATGGAACCCGAACGGCTCCGTGTGCGGCATTGAGGGCATCACAAGCCCGGACGGCCGCGTCTTCGGCAAGATGGGCCACAGCGAACGCAAGGGCGAAAACCTCTACTTTAACGTGCCGGGCGAAAAGGATCAGCAGATCTTTGAGAGCGGCGTGCGTTACTTCAAGTAATAAAAGGCAGAAACGCCTTATAAAATTCCGGTATGCGCGGGCAAAATGCTGCCCGCGCAGCCGCGTATAAGGACAATTTGGTTATGGACATTTTACAGAAAAGAACATGGGCGCAGATCGACCTCGACGCGGCGGCGCACAATTTTAAGGAAATTCGCCGCTATGTCGGCAACCGGTCGATGGTCTGCTGTGTGATTAAGGCGGATGCCTACGGGCACGGCGCGGTGCGCATGGCAGAGGAATACGAAGCCCTCGGCGCAGACTGGCTGGCGCTTTCCAACATTGAGGAAGCCTTGCAGGTGCGTCGTGCGGGCATCAAGCTGCCGCTGCTCGTGCTGGGCTATACCCCGGCGGAAGCCGCAGACGTGCTTGCCGAAAACGACATTGCGCAGTGCGCGTATTCTGCAGAATACTGCGCGGCGCTCTCCGAAAACGCCGTAAAAAGCGGCGTTAAGGTGAAGATTCACGTCAAGGTTGATACCGGCATGAGCCGCCTCGGATTCTATTTTCAGGACATTGAGCGCGACAAAGAGGCCGTAAGCGTTGTGGCAGAAGCGTGCCGCCGCCCGGGGCTTATCCCGGAGGGCATCTTCACGCATTTTGCCGTGGCAGATGGTGGCGAGAATGGCAAGGCATTTACCTTGAAGCAGTTCTCGTGCTTTATGGCGCTCATCGCGGAGCTTGAAAAGCAGGGCGTCACGTTTAAAATTCACCACTGCGCGAACAGCGGTGCAATCCTCGATTACCCCGAGATGCACCTCGATATGGTGCGTGCGGGCGTGATTTTATACGGCATGGAACCGTCGCTCTGCGTGGAGCATCACGCGGATTTCCGCCCGGTGCTCAGCCTGCACTCCGTCATTTCGCACGTGAAGGAGATTGAGCCCGGATCGGACATCAGTTACGACCGCACATTCACCGCAAAGGAACGCATGCGCGTCGCGACCATTCCGGTCGGCTACGCGGACGGCTACTCCCGCAGGCTTTCGAACCGCGGCAGTGTGCTCATTCACGGCACGCGCTGCCCGATTTTAGGTAAAGTCTGCATGGACCAGTGCATGGTGGATGTTTCCGCCGTGCCGCAGGCGAAGGTAGGGGACACCGTAACGCTCATCGGCCGCGACGGCGAGGATGAGATCACCGCGGCGGAAATTGCCGGCATCATGGAGACAATCCACTATGAAGTGGTGTGCGACATCTCAAAGCGCGTCACACGCGTCTACCTGAAAAACGGCAAAGAAGTCAGTGTTCTGGACTGTATTTTGGACAAATATTGATTGTAAAGCAGCGGCTTTTGGCTCCGTTCAGCCGGGTCGCTGCTTTAAATTTATAGTGATTTGGAAGGGTGAAAGTGATGAAAAAACTTTTAAAGCTGCGCGATGAAATGAAAGAGGATTTGCTGCACGCAGACGGCTCTGTGGAAGACGGCACGAAAATGACCTACGGCCAGGGCTTTTTGCTGTATGCGTTCTCCGAGTACGTCCGCGCAACGGGTAGCGAAGAAGCACGCAGATATGCCGATATGACGTATGATTACATCGAAAACGAGTGCAAAGAGGGCAACTATTACCTTGAAAACGCACGCGGCACGGGCAGCAGCAACGGCGCCATTACAGAGGCGGGCAACCTTTCCATGAACACGCATATCCACATTCTGGAGCCGCTGCCGGGCGAAGTTTCGTTCGGCCATGACATTGAGGGCTCCTGGCTGTTGACGGAAGCTGCCGAAGTGCTCGGAAAGTACGGCGCAGATAAACCAAAGAACAAATGGATGATGTATTAGCCGCTTTGCATCGTGACTATAATCCAAAAGACCCGATGTATGTAGGAATACTATACGGATTACTTTAAGAGCGAAGAAGAACAAGAGGACACAGAGGAAGAATAAGAACATACCCGCTCCCACCAAGAAGTATAATAACACTTGAAGTCTATTAGAAAATCCCTTATAATGAGCGTAGAAAGAATTAGACAAACTTAAATTTGTGGAGGTTGTTATGGTAAGAACAGCAACTATAAATGATGCAGAGCAATTAAACATCTTAAATGTTGAATTTAATGGTGAGAGCGACACAAGCATAGACAATATTAGAAATTCCCTTATGAATAATAAACAGGAAGTTGTTATCGTTGCTGATGAAGATGATATGTTAGTTGGATTTGTTTGTGTTCAGCTTAAAAAATCGTTCTGCTATGATGAATATATGCCTGAAATTACAGAAGTGTATGTTAAACCAGCATACAGAAAAAGAGGCTTAGCGAGTGAGATGATTACTTTTGCAGAGGCTTATTGTAGTAAGAATTATCCACTTGACAAATATGAACTTCTAACAGGACAAGAAAATCTTGTTGCACAAACTGTATATAATAAACTTGGATATGTAGATGATAATGAACTTCATTTATCAAAAC